CGCGCGACGACGCGATCCGCTCGGCGCGCGGCGACGCGTGAGCGAGCCCGAGCCCGACGAGCGCGAGCTCGAGGCTCTGCTCAAGCTCAAGCTGCCGATGCGCTTGGGGTTGCTGCTCTCCTATCTCGAGCCGTATCGCAGCGCGGCCGGCACTGTCGTGCTCGGGCTCGATGAGAGCGGCGAGCCCGACGGGACGATCGAGCTCGAGCTGCGATGAGCCCGGATCTGCGCACGTCGGACGCTAGGCGGCGATCGATGCGTCGCTATCTCGAGGCCCGTGACGGGCGGGGATGCGCGCGCTGTGGTGATCCGATCGATCGACGCGAGACGGCATCGATCGGGCACGTCATCGCCCGAGCTCTGGGCGGGTCGGACGCTGCGCACAATCTGCGGCTCGAGCATCTCGCGTGCAATCAGGCCGCGGGCGTGGATCGGACGCGCGCGCGAATCGTCGAGCTCGCCGACGTGACGCCGGTTTTTCTGCGGGGGCGTATCGCTCCGGCAGAGCCCTCGGCTGCGCGGAATGGTGCCCGGATTCGGGCCGGAAAGCGAACGTTTGTTCGGATAGCGGAGGATCCTGCACGATGATCACGAATCTGCCAGCTGCGCAGCTCGACGAGAGCCGGGATCTGCGCCGGGCTCTGCTCGAGACGACGATCGCAACGGCCGGCTGGTACATCGTCGGCAACGAGCCCGAGCCGCGCGAGCTCGCCTATGTGCTCGGGCTGGTCGAGCGGGTGGCGCTCGAGCTCGGCGATCTGTGAGCCGGCCGCGTCTGCTCGATCTGTTCTGCGGCGCCGGCGGCGCGGCTGCCGGCTACGCCGCGGCCGGCTTCGATGTGGTCGGCGTGGACATCCGGCCGATGCCACGGTTCCCGTTCGAGTTTCACCGGGCCGACGCGCTCGAGTACCCGCTCGACGGCTTCGATGTGATCCATGCGTCGCCGCCGTGCCAGCGATACAGCAAGAGCGTCAGCCGGGCAGCTCGCGAGCTCCGGCCGGATCTGATCGGCCCGGTGCGTGAGCGGCTTATCGCCAGCGGACGGGTGTATGTGATCGAGAACGTGCCGGGCGCGCCGCTGCGCTCGCCGGTGACGCTGTGCGGCTCGAGCTTCGGGCTCGGCGTGCGTCGGCATCGGCGCTTCGAGAGCTGCGCGCTGATCCTGGGGCAGCCGTGCCGGCACGAGGCGTACCCGCCGCAATATGCGCCGGCGTGGAATCGCACGACGCCGCTGCGCTTCCGGCCGATCTCGGGCGGCTGGACGGGCGGCGACGATCTCGAGCTCGACGCCGCGGCGATGGGAGTGACGCATCCGATGACGGCGCGCGAGCTGTCGGAATCGATCCCGCCGGCGTACACGGAATGGATCGGGCGCCAGCTGCTCGGCGTGTACGCGTGACGGACGCTGCCGGCGATCGGCCGCAAGACGTCGGGCGGCGCCACCGCAAGGGATTCGGGCCGAGCGTCGAGACTGAGGCGATCCTGGACCGCTACCGCGCGGCGATGCGGCTCGAGCTCGACGATCTGCTCGGCGAGATCCGGCCGGCGTCCGGGCAGCTGACGATCGACGGCGAGATCGAGCGGCCGGCGCTCGATCGCCGGCGCGCGCTGTGGGATCTGGCGATCAAGCTCGGGCGTGAGCTGGCCGGCGCGCCGGATCCGGTGGCGCCGCCGGAGCTCGAGCCGCACGCGGGGCCCTCCGCGCGGCGAGCTGGGGCGGCGCCGCGTCTGACGGTAGCAGCGCGGCGCCAGCTGGGCGGCACGCCGTAGCGCGAGCTCGTCGCCAGCCGGCGCCGCGCTGGCAGACTCCCCTGCCGGCGTCGGCCGTCGGATCCTGGGGCGGGCTGGTGATCGAGTACGCCCGGCGCGAGCTCGGGATCGAGCTCGACCGTTGGCAGCGGCGCGAGATCCTCCGGGCGCTCGCCGTCGATGCGAGCGGGCAGCTCGTGCATCGTGAGTATCTCGTCTCGACGGGCCGGCAATCGGGCAAGACGGCGCTCGTGCGGGCGCTGCTCGGGTGGGCGCTGACGACGCCGGCGGGGCCGCTCTCGTGGTCGCTGCTCTTCGGCATCGCCTACAACCGGCAGCAAGCGCGGATCCCGTACGCCGCCGTGCTCGCCGATCTGGCCGGCATGGCGCGCCGCGTCGGCACCGAGAGCCGCGGAGGGCTGGCGCTGACGCGCTATCTCGGGATCCGCTCGGCGATGTACGGCCGGCACCGGGAGTATCACATCGCGTCACGCGAAGCCCGCGACGCGCTGCGCGGCTACTCGATCGATCTCGCCGTCTTCGATGAGATCCGGACACAGCGCGACGAAGAGACGTACGCGGCGCTCAAACCGACCGTCGCCGCGCGGCCCGAGCCGCTGATCTTCGAGATCTCGAGCGCCGGCGACGAGCGGAGCGTGCTGCTCCGGTCGCTGTTCGATCGCGGGCGCCGGATCATCGACGGCGCTGAGCCCGCCGAGGGCTTCGGGATGAGCTGGTATGCCGCCGACGACGACGACGCTCCGGACGATCCGCGGGCGTGGGCGAAGAGCTCGCCGGCGTACGCCGAGGGCCGGCTCTCGGCGGCGACGATCCGCGACGAGCTGCACGCGCTGACGCCGGCGACGTTTCGCCGGGAGCGGCTCAATCTGTGGGCCGACGCCGCCGACGAATGGCTGCCGCCGGGCGTGTGGGCCCGGCAGGTCGGCAGCGCGCCGGCTGAGCTCGGGCGCGTGGTGGTCGGCGTCGAGAGCGAGCCCGGCTGGTCCCGGGCATCGGTCGCCGTCGCGGTCGCTACCGTCGATGCGCCGCTGTACGTCGGACTCGCCGCCGAGCTGATCGCGCCGCCAGGATCGACCGTCTCGCCGCGCGAGCTGCTCGACGAGCTCGAGCGGGTGCGCCAGCGCTGGGGCCCGGCGCTCGTGGTGTGGTCGCGCGCGGCAGCCGCGGCGAAGCATCTCGACGCGTGGGCGCTCGAGGCCGACACGCCGACGCTGCCGCTCACGCCGACGGATCTGCGCAACGCGTCGGAGCTCTTCCGGGCCGAGCTCGTCGGGCACCGGCTCGAGCACGCCGATGATCCGCTGCTGAACACACAAGCGCGCCGGGCCCGGCCGTCAGGACCGCTCGAGGCGGGCGCGTGGTACTTCAGCGTGCGCGAGAGCCGCGGGGCGATCGACGGGCTGCGCGCGGCGTGCTGGGCGGCGTGGGGCGCGCTCTCGCCCGAGGCGGCAGAGCCGCAAGCCGAGATCTTCTGACCGTCGCCGCTGACGTCCGCTGACGCCGGCTGCCGTTCGCTAGGTCGGGGGGCGTATAGGTCGGCTGTGGGGATCCTTGACGGGCTGCGATCGTGGGTCGGCGCGCGGCCGTCGGAATCGGATCTGGGCGGGCAGATCGCCTACGCCGTCGCGTCGCGCGAGCTCGGGCTCTCTGACTATCTGGCGATGCCGGCCGTCGCACGGGCCCGGCAGCTGATCATCTCGATCGTCGCGCAGCTCGAGCCCGTCGCCTACCGCGACGGCTATCCGGTCGCCGCGCAGCCGCGCATCCTGACGCGGCCGAGCCCGGAGATCACGCGGCAGGAATATCTCGCGCAGCTCACGGGCTCGCTGGTCGATCACGGCAACGCGGCGATCTGGCAGCCGAGCACCGGGCGCGACGCCGCCGGCCGGGCCGAGGTGTCGATCGTCCTGCCGTTCGCCGATGTGCAGGTTGAATGGACCGACTCGAGCCGGCTGGCGCGCCGCTGCTCGTGGGCCGGGCGTGATCTCGCCGTCGGACGCGACGTGATCCTGATCTCGATCGGGCGCCGGCCGGGCGAGCTGCTCGGCGTGTCGCCGATCCGGGCGATCGAAGACGCGCTGATCCGGATCCTGACGGCCGAGATCTACGCCGGCGACTGGTTCGAGACAGGCGCCGTCCCGAGCGTGACGCTCAAGTTCGATGGCACGCTGACAGACGACGGCGCCGGGCTCGTCAAAAGCAAGTGGATCGAGAATCATCGCGATCACTCGCCGGCCGTGCTGCCGAAGGGCTGGGATCTCACAGAGACGGGATCCGATCCTGGATCGTCGCAGCTGCTCGAGACGCGCAAGCACGGCGTGCTCGAGGTCGCGCGCGGGCTCGGGATCTTCCCGGCCGAGCTCCTGCTCGCCGAGCTCGGCGGCAGCTCGCTGACGTATCAGAACGTCGCCGAAGCGCTGATGACGTTCGCTCGCGTGACGCTTCAGCCGGTCTACATCGCGCCGATCGAAGAGGCGCTGAGCGATCTCCTGCCGGGCACGCAAGCCGTCCGGCTCAACACATCGGAGCTCGAGCGGCTCGGCACGGCGGCGCGCTGGGACGCGTACGCCGCCGGCATCGGCGCCGGGTTCGTGACGCCCGATCAGGTCGATCGCTGGGAGGGCTGGCAGCGCGGCGCGCCGCTGCCGATCCCGCCACCGCTGGCGGCGACGCCGGCTGCACCGGAGGTAGCTCTCAATGTCTGACGATCTGCTGACGACGGCGCCGCACGAGGCGCCGATCCTGGTCCGCTCCGAATCGGAGCGGCTCGTCGAGCTGCGGATCATGCCGTGGGGCGTCGTGGCCGAGACGCCCGAGGGTCGCGAGCGCTTCCGGCGTGGCGCGTTCCGCGGTACGCAGCCGGGCGACGTGACGCTCGAGGCGATCGGGCCGCATGGCGCCGAGCCCGGCGTACAGCTCGCCGGCCGGGCCGTCGAGCTCGACGATCGCGACGACGGGCAGTACGGGACGTTTCGCGTGAGCCGCACGCGCGCCGGCGACGAGCTGCTCGAGCTCGCCCGCGACGGCGTGTACCGCGGAGCGTCCGCCGTCTTCCGGCCGACGGCTAGCCGTTTCGTTGACGGCGGGGTGATCGAGCGTCAAGCCGCGCGGCTGGTCCGCGTCGGCATCGTCGAGAGCGGCGCCTATCCGGGCGCCGCCGTGCTGGCCGTTCGTTCGGCCGTCAATGGGAGGGAAGTCACGATGACAGAGCCGCGCACGCCGGATCCCGTTCCGGATCCTGAGCCGACGCCCGTACCGTCGCCGACGCCGACGCCGGGCGTGTGGCGCGTTTCAGAGCCCGATCTGCTCGCCCGGATGGATGAGATGCGCTCCGATCTCGTCGGCCGCATGACGCGGCTCGAGGCGTCCGGCGGGCGATCGATCGACACATCGCCGCTGGCGCGGTTCGCGACGTTCGGCGAGTACGCCGACGCCGTGTACGCCGACGCCGACGCCGGGCCGCTGCTCGCCCGCGCGCTCGTCGATCAGCTCACGACGGATAATCCCGGCGTCGTGCCGCCGGCGTGGGTGAACGACATCGCCGGGATCCTCGGCTTCGCCCGGCCGGCCGTGCTCGCGACGGGCGGGCCGGCGTCGCTCGGCGATTCGGGCATGGAGCTCGACTGGCCGTACCTGGATCCGGCGCTCGATCTCAATACCGTCGTGGCGAAGCAAGCCGCCGAGAAGACGCAGATCGCCAGCGTCAAGGTCAAGATCCTCAAGGCATCGCAGCCGATCGATACCTACGCCGGCGGGTCGGACGTCAGCTATCAGCTGATCCGGCGCAGCCGGCCGGCCTACCGTGAGGCGTATCTCCGGATCCTGGAGATCGCGTACGCGCGGGTGACCGAAGCCGCGTTCGAGGCGCAGCTGCTCGCCGTCGCTGGCAGCTCGCTCGTGCTCACCGCGACGTCAACGGCCGATCAGGTCCGCGCGTTCCTGTTCGCAGCGTCGGCGATCGTCGCCGACACGACGGGGATGCCGGCAACGGCCGATCTCGTCTCGCCGGCCGAGTTCGCTCGGCTCGGCGGGCTGCCGAATCTGTGGCCGTCGGCGTACGGCACGGCCAACATCGCCGGCACGGCACAGGCATCGACGCTCGCCGTCAACATCTCCGGGCTGCCGATCATCCGGGCGCCGTTCCTGCCGGGCAATACGCATCTCGTGCTCAACGGCGAGAGCGCGCGCTGGCACGAGGACGGGCCGTTTCCGATCTCCGCCGAGGACGTCGCGAAGCTCGGGCAGAACGTCGCGATCTGGGGCATGGGCACCGGCGCGACGACGGCGCCGAAGGCGATCGTCAAGAGCACGCTCACCTAGCCCGCCGGCGATGACGACGGCATGGGTCACGGCCGACGAGATCCTCGTGCAAACGGGCGCGTACGGGGATCCGTCGGCCGCATCGGACGCGGATCGGCAATGGGCCGAGCTGTGCGCCGCTGCCGTCAATGAGGGGCTCGACGAGCGGCTCGCCGGCGTGCTGTTCGTCGATCCGCCGATGCCCGGCGAGCTCCGCTGGGCGGCGCTCGGCGCCGGCGTCGAGAGCTATAAGCGCCGCGAAGCCGCGTTCGGGCTGACCGGGTACGTCGATCTGCAAGGTGCCGCCGTGCGGGTCGCGCGCGACTATCTCGAGGGGGTCGCGCCGATCATCGCCCGGTACGCGACGGTGGGCATCGCGTGAGCCGTGCGCTCGACGATCGATCCAGGATCCTGACGGCGCTCGAGGCTGCCGGCGTCCGGGCTGCCACGACGGGCCGGCTGGCGGCGCCGTGCGTGCTCGTCGAGCCCGGCGATCCGTGGTCTGAGCCGCGCCGGCTGCCCGGCCGGGCGACGCGCTGGCGGCTGACGGCGCTCGCCGGCAAGCCGGACGCGGCCGGCGCTCTGGGCGAGCTCGGCGAGCTCGTCGATCGGGTCGATACCGCGCTGCGCACCGTCGCCGGCTGCGAGCTGCCGAGCTGGGCAAAGCCGCTCGATAACGCGATCGAGTCCTACGCCGGGACGATCGCCACCGTCCAGATCCAGACGCTGTAGGGAGGGCTCACACGATGGCCGGTACGCCGCTGTTCATGCAAGACGTCACACTCAATCTCAAGCTCACCGGAGGGCCGACGCGGACCGAATACAACTGCGATCTCTCGACGGCTGAGATCATCAGCACGGCCGGCGATGAGGTCGAGTATTCGACGCTGTGCCCGACGGGCAGCTATAAGTCGGTCGGCAAGACGACGTACACGCTGCACATCGTCGCCGTCCAGCGCTGGGCGGTTGACGGGCTGGCAACGTTCCTTTGGGACAATGACGGCGCGCTCGCAGACTTCCAGTATCAGGCGCACGGCGCCGGCGTGATCCCGTCGGCGACCGCTCCGGGGATGAGCGGGCAGGTCCGGCTGATCGCCGGCAACTATGGCGGCGAAGTGGCGACCTTCGCCGAGCTCGACGTCGAGCTGCCGTGCTCGAGCAAGCCGACGAAGCTCGTGGCCGCGTTCCCGGCAGCCGACGAGGCCGAGGCCGAGGCCGACGCCGGCGACGACGCGGCGCCGAAGCGCGCACGGAAGAGCGCCGAGCCCGAGCCCGTCGCTGCCGGCGCGTAGTGGCGGCGTCCAAGGGCGCCGTCCGTGTCAGCGGCGTACGGGAAGTCCAGCGGGCGCTGAAGCAGCTCGAGGCCGATGCGGCTGATCTGAAGACGGCGCATATGGCCGTCAGCTCGATGCTCGTGCCCGGCGTCGCGTCGCGCACGCCGCGGCGCTCCGGTGCGCTGGCGGCGAGCTGGCAAGCCGGCGCGACGAAGACGCGGGCGCGGCTGACGAGCTCTCGCCGGTACGCCGGCGTGATCGAGTACGGCTGGCCGAAGCGCGGCATCGAGCCCGCGCGGATGGTGCGCGATACCGTCGATGCGAGCTCGACCGAGATCCTGGATCAGTATCAGCGCGAGCTCGCCCGGTTGGGCACGCGCGCCGGCTTCGAGGCGAAGCGATGAGCCGCTACCCTGACGCCCGCGTGATCACGCTGACGCGGGCCGATCTGCGCACGCTGACGATCCTGGAGCGGGCCCGGGCGTCCGCGATCGTCGGCGTCGGCGAGTCTGAGCTCGAGGTGCTGATCGAGGCCGTGCTCCGGCGCGAAGGGTCGGCCGAGTCGATCGCGAAGGGGGCCGAGCTGTTCTACGCGTTCGCGCTACAGCTCGAGCGCCGGATCGATCGATCGCTGACGTGGGAAGAGGCGCAGAGCTGGGACGTCCGGATCGACTGGGCGATCGATGATCCGGTCGCTGACGCCGAAGCCGTCGCCAGCGTCGAGGCGGCGATCGCCACCGGGCTGCCGCCGGCCGTCGCCGGCGAGCTCACGCTCGCGCAGCTCGACGCGTACCGCGCACACAGCGACGAGATCGGCAAGCGGCGCCGGCGCCGGCGGAAGTCCGCGTGAGCCTCGCGCTGGTCGTCGAGATCATCGGCGACGCGTCGAAGCTCTCGAGCGAGCTCGAGAAGAGCAAGGGCGAGCTCGGCGGGTTCGGCGGGATGCTCGGCGGGTCGGCCGTCAAGATCGCGGCCGTCGCCGGCGTGGCCGGCATCGCTGTGACGGCGATCGCCGGCATGACGGCAGCCGCGGCCGAGGATCGCGCCGAGCAAGAGAAGCTCGCCGCGGCGATCGCTGCCGCCACCGGCTCGACGGCCGACTACACGGCCGAGATCGACGCCGCGATCACGGCCGGCCAGGATCGCGCGTTCACCGATTCACAGACGCGCGACGCGCTGCAATCGCTCGTCACGGCCACCGGCGACGTCACAGCGGCGACCGGGCTACTCACCGGCGCGCAGGACATCGCCCGGCTGGCGAACGTCGATCTCGCGACGGCTGCCGATGCCGTCGCCAAAGCGCACGCCGGGCAGGATGGGCCGCTGCGCAAGCTGATCCCGGGGCTCGAGAAAGGTGCGACGGCGACCGACACGCTCGCGAACGCGACCGCCGCCGCGGCCGGGCAAGCCGACATCTACGCGAAGAGCTCGGCGGGCATGGGCGAGCGGGCGACCGATGCATTCGGCGAGATCTCCGAAGAGATCGGGGCCGTGTTCCTGCCGATCCTGGACGCGCTGCTGCCCGTGATCATCCAGATGCTCCGGCTGTTCGGGCAGCTCGTGAAAGCCGTGCTGCCGGCGCTGGTCCCGATCCTCAAGCTCGTCGGCTCGGCGCTCGGCGCCGTCGGCACCGTGCTGTCTGTGGTGGTCGGCTGGCTGATCAAGCTCTTCAGCTGGCTCGGGAAGGCGATCGACACGCTCGGGCACTTTCTCGACGCGATCAATCCGCTCAAGGGGATCAGCTTGCCGTCGCTGCCGTTCCTGTCGGGGAGCTCGGCGAGCGCGGGCGCCGGCCGGGCCGGCATCGGTCGCGCAGCGTCGCGCACGGTGGCGCCGGTCGCGCCGGCCACGATCAACGTCTACACGACGGGCGACTCGATCGATGCCGAGCTCGCCGTGGTCCGCGCGCTGCGCCGCGTCACGAGGATCAACGGCGGCGTCGTGCCGGCCGTCGGCTGGACGGGTAACTAGTGGCCGGCGCCGCGATCGGGCCGGGCGCCGAATCGGTCGGCGTCAAGATCTGGGCGGCTGCGCCAGGATCGGCCCGCTGGGGCCGGGCGCTGTGGGGTGGCGGCGTGTGGGGCTCGCCGGACTGGCGCGCCGTCGGCTGCGATGTGACCGAGGCCGTCGTCAAGTGGGGCGCATCGCAAGAGAGCGGGATCCTGTCGATCGCCGAGGCGACCGAGATCGATCTGACGACGCTCGATCCGAATCGCGAGCTCGATCCGCTCAACACGGCGAGCCCGTATTACGGCGCCGTCAAGCCCGGGACGGCCGTGCGTGTGAGCGGCTACGCACCGGGCGAGCTCGTCGCGGGCACCGGCTATATCGATGAGGTGTCCTACGATCTCGCCAGCGCGCGCGGCCGGATCCGGGCGATCGGCGGGATCAGCTATCTGGCGCAAGCGCAGCTGCCGGCCGGCGTCGTGCTGCCGAATACGCTCCGGGCTCGCGTGCGCGCCGTCGTCGCCGCCGTCGGGCTCGGCGGCATCGTGCCGGTACAGCCTGAGCCGAGCCCGACGGAGCGCGCCGCCAACGGCGGCTTTGAGACGGGGCCGGCCGGGTTCGGCTCGACGAGCTGGGATGGGTGGATCGCGAGCTCGCCAAACGGCGGGACGGGCATCGCGGTCGAGACTGGCTCGGGCGGCGAAGGCGCTCGGCTGTGCCGGCTGCAAGGCGTCGCCGGCGTGGCATCGACAATGGCGCAGCGCGCATATATCCGGGTCGCGCCGGGCGCGACGTACGTTCTCACGGTGCGCGGCGCGGTCTTCGCCGGATCGAACGCCGCGCGCGTGCTCGTCGATGCCCGGCGCGACGACGGCTCGGCTGTCACGTTCGGAGCGATGGTGCTCACCTTCGCCAACGGGATCCCGCTCACGGCGCAGAGCACGCAATACACCGTGCCGGCTGACGGGAGCGTGACGCAGCTCTCGCTCGCGCTGACATTCCAAACACAGCCGGCAGCGGCGACCGATGTCGCGAAGTTCGACGAGGTATCGCTGCTCGGGCTCGAGGCCGGCACCGAGATCGAGGCGGATCCGCCGGTCGCGCCGTATGACAGCTCGAGCGCACGGCCGGCGTGGCAGGTGATCACCGAGGCGGCGACCGATGCGCTCGTGTACGTCTACACCGATCCCCTCGGGATGCTGAGCTTCCGATCCTGGGGCGGGTTCACCGATGCGCCGATCTCGCTCGGCTGCCCGCCGGACGACGCGGATCCGGGCGATCAGTGGCTGCGCGGGCTCTCGACGATCGACACGACGGCAGCCGGCGACGCCGTGCGCAATAGCATCCGGGCGTACAGCGCCGGCACAACGTGGCAGCCGGCGGCGACCGATACGGCGTCGCTCGCGCTGTACGGGCCGCGGCCGTTCGACGTCGAGCGTGTGGTGCCGGACTTCGCAAACTGGGCGGCGCGGATCCTCGCTGACCGGGCCGACGCCGGGCTCGATGTGGCGGTCGGCGAAGTCCGGCCGTACACCGTCGCCGAGCTCGCCGCGCTGCTACAGACGCAGCTCGGCGGGCCGTCGATCGTCCGCGTCCGTGACGACGCGCACGGCGAGCTCGTCGATCTCGACGTCGGGCTGATCGGCGCGCGCGTGGGCGTGACGCCGACGGGCTGGCGCTTCGGGCTCGCCACGATGCTGAGCCGCGTTGACTGGGACGCGATCACGCCCGAGCCGCCGGTGCCGCCGATCCCGCCGGTCGGCGCGTGGCACGTCGAGACGCGGACGTACATCGGGTCGAGCGACGCGCTGCTCGCTCTGACGTCGGGCGGCGCGAAGTACGGCGCCGGCGCCGCCGGCTCGCTGCCGATCGGGGTCTGGTCCGGCTGGACGTACCGGGCGCTGCTCGCGTTCCCGGCGATCCCCTGGACGAAGATCCGGGCGCTGCGCACGGCGACGCTCAAGCTGCGCACGACGACGCAGGTACGCGTCGGCTTCGGCGGCTCGCCGAAGACAGAGCTGCGCCGGATCACGGCGGCGTGGTCGGCCGGCAGCGCGAGCGCGCCGAGCTCGGGCAATGCCGTCGTGTGGCCGGGCCCGAGCACGACGAGCTCGGGCGCCGTGACGAGCTCGCTGCCGACATCGCAGAACGCAGACAAGTCGATCCGGTGCGATGACATCGTGCGGGCGTGGGCGCCGCCGGCCGTCGGCGGCGCGGGGCTCGCGCAGTACGGCATCCGGCTCGGCGAGGTGTCGAGCTCGGGCAGCAATACGGGCGAGGTGTGGCCGGTCGAGCAAGGCGGCGCCGCGCGGCCGACGCTCGAGCTCGTGCTCGAGGTGTACGACTGAGATGAGGGAGGGCTAGCTATGGCGGTACCGGCACGCCCGGTCGATGGACAGCCGATCGATCCGGCATGGGGGCAGGTCGCGCACGATACGGCCGTCGCGCAGGACATTCAGGCGGGCACCGCGAACGTCCCGGCCAACGCCGGCAGCGTCGCCGTCGTCTTCGCTCGCCCGTTCGCAGCGCCGCCGTCCGTCACGGTCACGATGGCGGCAAACTCGCGCGGGTACACGGCCGGGATCGCGCCACCGACCACGGGCGGCGTGACGATCCTCGCGAGCACGACGGGCAGCGCGCCGGGCTCGCCGACGGTGGCGCTCAATATCTCGTGGATCGCGGTCGGGCCGCGGCTGTGAGCGACGACGAGCTGCCGCTCGGCTGGCGGATCCGGCGCCGGCTGAGCGAGCTCCTGCCGCGCTGGCTGGCCGTGTGGCTGGGCATCCGCCGGCTCTCGCCGGCGCTCGGGCAGCTGCCGCCGGGCTGGACGGTGATCGTGCCGCGTCTCGACACGGGCGGGGGCTACCGCGCGGCGCATCGGCGCCAGGATCCGGCCGCTGATCCGAGCGAGCCGTTCGGCTCGGAGAGCTCGAGCACCGGCAACGATCACGGCTGGTCCGGATGCACGATGAGCGCCGGCGCCGACGCGATCGCCTACCAGAGCCCGCAAGGATCGGTCACGCCGTGGGGCGGCGATCTGCGCCACCGTCAGGGTGATCTGTCGGGCGGCACCGATCTGTACGATCTGCGCGCGGCGTGGGCGGAGCTCGGCGAGACGCTGACGATCCGCTCGGGTGCCGGCTGGTCGGGCGTGGTCGCTGCGCACGATGAGGGCCGGGCGATCGTCGCGCAGGGGACGGGCAACGTGCCGGGCTCGCAGAGCTTCGACGGCGGGCACGCGTGCTCGATCCCGCCGGAATCGCACACGGACGGCCGGTGGCTGTTCGGCGATCCGCTCGCGAGCGACTGGCAATGGGTCGAGCCGTCGGCGATCCGATCCTGGATGGAGCGTATGAGCTCGGGCTGTTACTTCGCCGTCGGCGAGAAAGGGGACGATATGGCGCGATTCGTACAGGCCAACGGCTACGGCACGAGCTCGGGGAAGCTGATCGACGTGCCGGCCGGCGCCGACTGGTTCTATCTGGACGGCAGCAAGGGCGGCGACTACAGCAAGCCGGCGACGCTCCGCGTGGTCGGCATCGTGGACGGGCATCCGGGCGACTGGTGTGTGATCGGCGCCACCGGCAAGCCGTACGACGACGGCGGCACGCGCGACACGTTGATCGTCATCAAGGGCGGCGAGCCGTACGATGCGCCGCCGCCACCGCCACCGGGCGGCGACGATCTGGGCAGCCGGCAAGCACAGTGGGACGCTGACGCGCGCGCCGTGCTGGGATCCCGGCCGGCGTAGGTGGCGCGGGTCGCTGCCGGCTGCGCGGCGCTGATCACGCTCGGCGCCGTGCTGACGGGCGGGCCGTTCCCGCTCGAGCTGCGCGCGGCGATCCTCGGGGGCTGCGCCACCGTGCTGTTGTATCTCGTCACGCTCGAGCGCCGGCGCTAGAGTCCTTCCGTGTCAAGCCCGAGGCGACGAGCCCGCGCGCGCACATTGAGAAAGGCTCGATGATCGCTGAGCGTCTGGCCGAAGGTGAGCGACTCGGCGCCGTGCGCTAACTTCCAGTGGCCGGATCCCGTCTTACGCAGCTGCCAGCCGGCTAGGATCGCGCGGCTGGCGAGCTCGCGCAGCCGGGGATCCTGGATCGCTTTGGATAGCGACCGCGCTCGGCTGCGCTCGCTCCGCGGCGCGTGCTCGATCAGGATCGGGACTATCGGCGTGGGCTCTGGTAACTCATGATGGGCGCCGGCAGCGCCGGACCGGGCTCGATCCGCCGGCGCTGCCGACACGACTGATACCGCGCTCGAGC